GTGGATTATATCCACCCCTCCCCCTTTCTCTTCGCCCTTATGGCCGAAGGTAGTGCTTATGCACGAATGATATATAGCTTCCTAAAATAAGCTAATAAACTTAGGTTAGCTAATAAAGTAACCATTAAGTTATATATCACCCTACCTTGCTTTTTATAAGTAAGAAGATTCTGGGTATTTGTTAGTTTCTGAGAATTAATAAATGCTTTCTTTTCAAGAAAATTTTGATGCTTCATCCAGACTCAGACTTCTAGATGAAATGCGAAAGACATAGTCCTAGCATTTTCGCATCACCCTTGCCAGGGTACCAATATGGCTTTTAGTGTTTTGAGGCAACGCCTCGTTTCACCAGTTGAAACTTTTTTTACTTTGTTTTTGTGATTGAGTTTTTATATCTAATAAAACTTTACAGAAGATTAATCGTCTACCTGTTAGTCAATCGCCTAGATTACTTCAAATTTAAATGATTCAGAGGACAACTTCTTAGTCCTGAAAAATATAGAAGAAATTGAAACTGACGCCTTAATTGAGAAATTAAATCACGTCAGTATAATCGAATCTCTTCCAGCTATGCCGCTAGCTGGTCGTACTAAGGCAAAGGAGAGCAAGCCTCCTAAGCTTGCAAACAACCCTTTCAATAATAATTATTTAACAATGACTAGTAAATCATTAATGTTAAACTCATCTGAGCATGAGTCAATTTTTGTTGAAGCCGACAAGAACGAGTATGAGTATAACTTAGAAACTTTTTGTAAAGAGCTCGTTCGAAAGAACAAGAGCTATAAAAACCTTAAGATGTTTAAATACATCCCTACTCACATCGTCGATCCCTCGTACCAACCCGTCAACGTGTTGTCGGATCCGATGTTACCCGCTTTGTTACGTGAGTTGTATACCAAATTATACAACGTTACGAGTACTCAGCGCTTATCACTTTATGGTAACTATCTGTTGTCGAGCTTTTTCTCAGACATTTTAGGTTACCTTAGATATGGCACTATCGTTTTAGCCAGCAGAAATGCCAAACCAGACGATAGAATGGAAGTGTTGCAGTGTGTAAATACCTACGACGTTCCAACTCACCTATCCTTCCTACGGAAGATCATCGAACTATTTGATGTGGAAGACCTTATTCCCACGTCTGAATTCCATGATATGATGACACGTCATCTTGCAGATGAACGTGATCGTTCACGTCTCTATGAGACTAAACGGGTCGCTCCTTCCCGTAGTACTACTAAGGAACTTGCACTTCGTCCTGTAGCTAAACGAGCCAAACATCCTGTTATCAAGATTGGAGAGTATAACAGGACTAAACACGATGAATATAAAGTACCACAAGAGAGTATCAATAAGTTCTTCAGGCCTACATTCGATTCTAAGATTCGTACAGATCCTGAAAAGAAGAAGTTCTTCCTCGGATTGTATGATACTTTTATGCGTGAGCACGGAGAAGAATTACGTAACAAGAAATCTTTTGTCATTATGTGCTATTCTCCGTCTGCTAAAATCCTCCTTAACGCATACTCTTGGGATTCATTCCCTAAGGATATGCTCGTCAAGCTAAAATCTGATTCCTACTTCTATTTTCATGATTGTAGGGATACTGAAGACTTGTCTTCTCAGGTTGTAATGTGTAAAAATGACGTTTTGTACATATACGGTGTTCCAATTGATGTCAATAAGTTGAAAAAGAGTATTTGTAGTAGTACCGGCGGGATTAAGAATCCGCGTAGTCTCACTGAGATTATTTTGGTCGAGCGGTACTTGGAAAAAGTTCAATCTTCTGGCTATTATCTCACGAGTTATATCGTTAAAAATGCCCCTTACTGGACGACGAGGTCATTTTTAAGAATGATGCGCGTTAAGAATTTACCTATGAGCTATGCTAGAGTGTATGATATTTATCTGGATGCGAAACCAGAACCCGTTCGACTAAGAGCTGATGCTCCTGCCTTCACTTTAGTCCCTGAGTCGGGATTTGCTGAAGTAGGAGGTGAGGAAGAAAAGAATGACTTTGATGATGCTATGCTCTACGATCCCACCGCTTTCGTTGCTCCTCTAGAGGACATGGAAGAAGGATTGGATCCCACCGCTGATATCACTTCCTCTCAAAGTGAGGAAGATGCAGACTCTGTTATCGAAGAGGTTCTTAATGAGTTAGCAGTAGAAGAGATTGAACAATTAAACACTGCTGTTGAAGTTAGAGATCCTCTACCGCAAGATCGAGCGGATGATGTCCCAAGAGATGTGCGAAAAGAGTTTGTGAAAAGTCGGCTTGGAGAAGCTGCTTTTATGCACCGTACCATGTCACCGGGTCTTCCAGAGTATACGGCTTACATTAAAGGAAATGTTAGAGATGGTACTGAGAGGAATCCTATCCTGTTAGATCCGGTTAGTGTGCCTATGCATGGTTTACACTACACTACATCATCCTTGATAGATTATTACATCTTACGAGGTTGTAGACACTTTGAGACTATGAAACATTGTAGAATGCCGTTAGTTATGAAGTTTGAAGGTGATGTACATACGTTTTACGTAGTGTTGGCTACTATGTTATACAAGTCTGCCGCTGTTGACTACGGATACAATCTAGTGGAGATGTTGCAGGTGAATCCCCCTCCTGCCACATGGACGATTCACTTAGATCCCTCCCATAACTCGGAGGTGCCCCTAAACGAGTTTAAAGAGAACATTCCTCATAAGATGATACATGATATGGTGAAGTCTATAGGTGACTTAGTTGGAATCAATGCTAATGTGAAAGATTTCTTCTGGGTCACTGATATTTTATTCGCCATATACCGATTGCGTTCTTACAGAACCATCAGTGGTATATTCGAAAATGCTTATATTCTATTTAGAATGTTTCCAGATCAGTTCTCTTATACTGACGTTGCTGTTTACGTTACTATGGCGAATCTTATAGTTGGATTAGAAAAGAAGCTAGCTGGAGTACCACCCGATACTTTGATCGCAGAAATGGCTGCCACTCCTGGTTATGAGCCGACTATCAACGAGTTTTTCCGAGAGACCTCTCAAGTCTTAACTCGCATTTCCATTACTGGATTGTTTAAGACCCTAGGTCTAACTGAAATGTTGGGTTTGACTAAAGTGATGGAGGAATTTGAGAAGCTGTTTCCGAGAAACATTCGTGATGGTTCCCCAAACGAAGTGGTTTTTATGATCGTAGAAGCCATTAAAACGATTGTATGTAAGTTGGCTGAGTGCGTTAGGACTAGATCTTTCGATCCGTTATTTACTAATGTACGACGGATATTGGATATAGAACGAGATATTAAGTATATTACTCAACATCCTTTGGCCGTTTCAGATCCTGATGATACGATTTTAGCTTCCTTCGAAAAAGAAAAAGCTAAGATTCCTTCAATGATTCCACCATCGTTTACCAATGTGTTACCATTGACTACAGCTCTAGAAGTTATCCAGAGATTACGTGAGGAAATGGCCGGGTATATAAGATTACATCCTGAATACCCTGTTTATTCTCACAACTTCCATCAGGCTCAACTTAATGAAAAAGAAGCTGCTATTAGAAAGGAATTGACGCAGTATAAACGCCGAATCCCGGCGTACTGTATTAGAATCGTCGGACCACCTAATACTAGTAAGACTTTTCTTACTAAAGATATCGTGGCCTCTCTACATCAAGCTGAGGGTAATGACGGTATTCTAGGTAGTAAAGCTATCTTTAAGATGTCCCACAAGTCGAAACACTATGACGGAATTTCCCATTCCGTTTTTGCGTTACATTTGGATGATGTAGATCATAGTAAAACAGGTACTGAGGGAATAGATCTTTTGGCATCTGCCATTAATGAAGCTGCGAATAGTAATGATTGGCGTCCTCCTATGGCCGAATTGCAGAATAAGGGAATGACAATAGCACCTCATGTGCTTATTCAGACGACGAACATCCAAAATGGAGGAGCTAAAGACGCCCTTAATGATGAAGGCTTTAGAGCCCACGAGAGACGTATTTCATCTCATATAGAAGTTCGTGTTTTGAAAGAGTTTAGAAATAAGCAAGGAGGTATAGACTTAGATGCTGTTAGAGAATCTAAGAAGGATGTTTACGATGTCTTGAGATATGATTTGTTTATTTTCGTAGGACGTAGAGATCATTTGTATATTAAACATGCAAATTTAGATGTGAAGAAGTTGCTTATGCATATTAGGACGGATTATCTGAAGAAGCGTGCGAATAATATCGCGGCTGAAGAAGACGTTATCGAAAGATGTATATATTGCGGATTAAATAGTAGTAAAGGAGATCACTCTGAATGTGTAAAATACATAACTGACTTACCTACTGGTGTGAGACATGAAAAACTCTACACGGAGAGTCAATATTTCGAACGTTGGACTTCTCTTTATGTTCCCCTGCCGGCTGCTGTTGACGTGAGTGCCGCTAACTATCGAGCGGCATATGCCATCGCTAGAACTGATTTAGCATATTGTATATTTTTAGTTGTCAATTCTCTACTTATGATGTTCGCGTGTTCCTTACCTTTCCTTTGGATGAGAATTATGTGTATGGCCTTAGGTAATGCCGCTTACATTACCGCTGTTAAGACGTTAGAAGCTACTAATCAAATGATTCCCGTTAGAGTCGTTAATAGAGTAGAAAACTCTATCTTCTCCTTTTGGCGCGGATGTGCATATGTTAAAAGAAAGATTTTACTGGAAAAAGAAAGAGTAGACTGGGACACCTTAAGTATAAAACTTGGAGCGGCCTCTTTAGTTTTGGCCGCTCTGTTAGCTTATAAGATGTATAATAAAACTGTAGATACTGTAGTAGAAATGGCTGAGAATGAACCTGGTGTAAAGCTAGGTAGTTCCAAGCCCGTAGTTAGGAAAAATGAGAAAGTAGCTTATGGCTGGGCCCAGAATACTGGATTCGAACAAATTCGTCTTCCATCTGTGTTACCTGGACCGACCATAGACCTATCCTCTAGATACGTCAGATTGACTAATACTCAATTGAATCAATCTATTTATGGTTTAGTTATTAAGAATAATATGGTTATTACCAATAAACACTTTTTTATTCCTAATCAGACTGAGATTGCGACGCATAAGGAGATAAAAGGCTCCTTCAACATTAGAATAGATTATGGATCTTACTCCAATTCTGTTTATGTTACAGATTTTCATAATTTCAAAGATAAGGACGTAGTAGCTTTCGCTTGTGCATCAGCTATATGCCCCTTACCTAACTTGGATCATGATTTCTTAGAACATTTTCTGGATGATTCTGTATCCTTAAATGCGTATATTGCAGACCTGAGATTTGTTAATGCTGTAGACGACAAGGAAGTGACCGAGGTCTCTATCTGCTCCCGTCCTCAAGGAGGTAGTAGATTATTAAGATATAAGGTTAAAGCCGGAAAAGGCGATTGTACTAGCGCATTAACCGCTAAGAATATGATCACTGCGATTCATGTTGCGGCTTCAGCCGATGGTGAATGGCGATTCGCTGAAATTCTTAAGAGGAGTGAGGTCCAGCGAGCGGTTGAAGCGCTGTCTAAGATCGGAATGGTTGTGACAGAAGGATTTTATTTCCAACCTGAAGAGGTACTTCCAAAAGCTTGTGACCTTACCACTATACCACCGATAAGCAATTTGCATTTGGCTTGGTCAGTTAGGAAGAAATTAGGCGTATATCACCCTTACCTAGTACTGTTCCATGACGATTCGTCTGTTGACTTTTCACATCAGACTAATTTAGTCCCATCTCCTCTACGGAGTAATGAGAAATTGCAGAAATTTTTCTTACGACGAGGAGCGGATATGCTTGACTATAAACCAGCTGAGGCGAAAGGTATGGAAGTGCAGTATGAGGGTTTAGATGAAAAGGTGTACCAGACGCCGTTCAGTAAGAATCTGCTTGGGAGTACCAGTAACTCTATCCCGCGTTGGGAATGGAGACGAGCTGTTGCTACTTATCTAGATTTTAACTTTGCACCTTGCGAACCCTTATGTCCTTTGTCCGACTACGAAACCGTGAAAGGTAATGAATACCTGAATCATATCAATCGAAAGTCCTCAGGAGGCCCAGGATTCGGCAAAAATGCTGACAATTTCTCCTTTGAGAACCCAGAGCACGTAGAAGTTAACGAGAGTGTTATGAAACGCATGCGGGAGATAATAGCGATAGCTCGTCAAGGTGTTATTCCTATTACCTCATGTAAGAGGCAACTTAAGGACGAGTTGAAGAAATCAGCGCAAGTTGTTGCTGGGAAAATTAGAGTTTTTTCTGTTACACAGGTGCCTTTTATATTAGCCCAACGTAAGATGTTAGGTCCTCTGGTTAAGATTATGAGAGGCAATTGGCGAGAAATGATGACTTCGCTTGGTTATGATTTAAGTAATTCTTTTAATAGAGATATTATGGAGCACTTAGGATTCTATGATGTGAGCGAGGGAGCTGGACCAGAAGGCGATGGTTATGGGGCTTTAGATGCGATAGAGTTTGATCTAACTGGAGATGATTGGATGACTATGGAATCTGCGTTCATGGTAATGAACATACTCTACCAACATGGCTATAATATTGATGATGCTTATGCAGCTGCTGTATTATGGCTTGCAGCTTTCTTCGCTTTCAGCATTATTAAAGGTGACTACTACATGGCTATTCACATTCTTAATTCAGGTATGTTTATTACTTTTATTTATAACTGCATTAAGTCTGCCTTAGCTTATATAGTAGCTTACTATCGTACTACAAAACCTACGTACACTATGCCCAGCCGGAATCCCGCTTATAGTGATATTATGGTTTGTCCGGCTTTCCGTAAGCTCTTGAGAGCTATATTTTGCGGAGATGACGCCTTTATCAGAGTGCATAGCTCCATTCGTCACTTGATGACACAGAAGACTATTAAAGAAGCTCTGTCAGATGTTTTTAGAGTCCAACCTGAGAAGAAAGAACACGAAATGGTTGATCATCTTAAGTTTAAAGAAGCTACGTTCATGAAACGTACCTATGATGAGATTAGAGTTGATGATTATATTCTAAATGTTGCTAAATTGGAGATATCCAGTTTAGCGAAAAGTTTATCCCATTACGACTCTAAAATCACTATCCCTTTGGATGAGCATATGTATCAGATGTGTGATTTCTTCTTACGAGAGATGTTTCATCACGGTGAGGAAGCTTACGAAGAGGCTCGAGACATTGTTTCAGAGCACCTCGGTAAGACTTTCCCCACTTGGCGCGAAAGCGTCCCCGCGTTCGTCAAGCCTGGTTATCAGGCGTGGTGAACGCTGACCGCAAGGTCTCTAAACTACGGCTTTCACCATTTGGTGCACAGTCCGCAAAGACGTTAAACTACGGCCTAGATCCCATAATCACTTTGCGATCTAAGGAAGATGTTCCCTTTAGTCATCTAGTTATGCTTCTGTCAAAAGCACTGTTTTTATTAATCAATATGGAACCAGAAACTTTAAGTAATGAAACGGCCTTAGCGCCGACCACACTTAGTCACCCCGACACCACATTTGTCCTCCACCATGCACCTGATGTTGTTCCTCAAGATGATACTCTTGATATTCCTCTTAGCCTTTCTGACAGCCTGGACAATATTATCTATCAAGATTTTCCTGTCTCCAAGCTTACGTGGGCCTCGACGGACGTTAAAGGGACTGTTATCCTCTCCTCATATCCAATCCGAGACTTTATAAACACTCCAGCTGTTAGAGACCGTATTTCAAATAGAAAGGGTATGAAGGCGACTTTTAATGTTACTATCAAAATCAATGCACCAGGTGCATGTAAAGGTGCTTTATTAGTAGAAGCCTATCCCAAGGCATTTGCAAACCCACGTATCCAATACTATAGTGCGCATGAGAATGTCTTACCATATCAACAGGAAATTAAAGCTGTGTTCGATCCTTCCGATCCATCGGATATTACCTTGACTTTACCTCCACATCATGTAGAACCTTATATGGAACTATATAATAAAGGAGGTGGACATTGGAGATTGGATATAACTGTTAGAGCTCCCATTGAGAGCGTTATATCTACCCTAGCGGCTCAAGCTAGTATTAGAGTGTACGTATCGGCGCATAAGGATGCACAATTTATTGGTCTTATCCCTGAAATGATTTCTGGCGTCATGAATAATCTATCTAAGAATATTAGTGAAAAAGGAAAACCCATTTTAGGAAAGGCTACCGCTTTTGCTGCGAGCGCTACCAAAGCAGCTGGTGACTTGGCGGATCTTTTCGGATATACCAAGTTAGTGAATCAGGAAACTACTATGGTAGCTGCTGCGAACTCCAGAGTGTTCACTGTTGACTCCCCAGATCCAGTTGAACCTCTGGCATTGTTCGCCGCGCGTAAGATTGATCCTATTCCGTCAGAGTTAGCTGTAGATCCCTTAAGTTTTGACTACATCTGTAGCCATGAAGCCCTTGTGCATCAGGCTACTCTAACAGATGGTGGAAAGATTATCATTCCAGTTTGTATTGGTAATTTTCCGAGTGTAAATACTAACGGACCCGCGGGGCGTAAAAATACCCCTGCCATGTATTGTGCGTTACCATTCCAAAGATACCGAGCTGACACATTCATATTTAATTTTCGTATATTCTCATCTCCACAAGTGCGAGGTGATATTTACATCTATTATATGCCGTATGTTGATGTTGGAGCGACTCCTACTGACGCTTGGGAGGTTAACACAAAAAAGATTGTTGTGTCTCTCCAAGGTAGTAGTTGTACGGAGGTAGCGGTTCATTGGAACTCAAATTCCTACACTTTACCAACTAGTCCCGTATTAGACTTAGCGCCCAGTGACCCGGTTTTACCTGATAATGGTATGTTAGTTATTAGTGTCGGTAAAATCTACTCTCCTAAAGGAGCTATTTCCTTAGACATGGACGTGACTCTGCGAGTAGAGAATTTACAGGTTTTAGGTTTAGCGGATGATAAACCTGACTTAGCGCAACCCTTTTCAGATACTACCGTGAGTTGCATCACGGTTACTGAATCAGGTCCCGCTTCTCTAACAGTATGTTCAAAGCACGTAATCAATCAAAAGTCAACTTTTGATGTGTCTCAACATTTGTCTGGAGCTCCTATTCGTTCTCTCAGAGCCTTAGCTCAAAGACCCTCTGTAGCTACAGATGCCTATATTTCACAAGATGCGTTTGACGCTAATTCCAATAACCCTGGGAGATTCGAGTTTTATAGATTCTTTTTTCCCAAGAATGGGCTTTTCCCCACATCATACACCACCTCCACTTCCAACAAAAGTGGGAGAGCGGACTATATGACGTATGCAGCCTATTCAACCTTATGTTTCGTAGGATATAGAGGTTCAACTAGACATTCGATGGTTAGTGACGGATGCGTGTGGAGAATTACCGAATCTGGGATTGGTACTAATTTTATTTACCACAAACCCAACCCTGTTCTTGAATTGGCGAACAATGCTTATGGCTCGTTCTCCTCACCTGGTTCGATCAATGAACAGAATTACTGGGCCGCTTACCGAACAATATCGCCAGATTTTGCTTCGAGGGTTCAGTTTCCTTATGACCAGAATTTAGCCTACTTTCCTTCCTGTTGGGCTAAAGTATTTGAAATAGATATAGATTGGGATCTTAATTCCGTTAAACCATGGGCTGCTGTTAGCTTTCAAAATGCTTTCACCAGTCCTCTTAAACAATCTGGGAACTGCAATGTTTATGGTGGATACGATTTTAGGATCTACTCATCAGTAGCTGATGATTTCTCTGTATTTATGTGGAGGGGAGTGCCTGCTCTCGGTTAAAACCACCGAGGGCCCCGTCGTGGGAAGATGCGACGTAAAAGAAAGTCTTGTAATTTAACTCTTGAGGAGTTTTTTCACAGGCTTTCGGGCCTCGAATTTTTTAATC